AATACTAAGCCCCGTGCCAGCTCATCGCGGGATCAAATAGTGCCTCATGTATACACAATTACAATCCTATCCTCACTAAACATACCGCTGCGCGGAGTAAAATTGGCAAAAGCAATTACTTCCACGTAGTTACAATATTTAATTACACTTTGATATTTCCCTGATTGAATAATCCCATTCTTTAATTGTTCCATTACACCGTAATTCACATACTCCTCGAAGCTTCTAGGAAAGTCAAATAACACAAGTGGCTGGTGGTCCCAACGAAAAGCTATGTCGGCTGTCTTTCCACCTGTAGTGTAGAAAGCATCTCGCGTCTTTACGAGATGCTTAGCGTAAGAGGTTTTCCCTTCTCCACCGAGTGGGCCATATACCCAAATGATTCTTCTTCTATCTGGTTGTTCAAGCAAGGTATCTACCTGGTCCATCCATGGCTTCCTCTGCAACTCCCACGTTTCAACTGCACGTTTCTTTAATAGCTCTCCTCTAAACTCTCTGAGTGTAGCTGCAGATTTGTCATATGTGTTACAACAATCCTCTATGTACTCTATGGGTCTTTTACCTGTGTTCTTCATGTCTTGCATGACTTCTCTGAGTTTGTCTTCAACGGTGAGTATGAACTCACCAAATTCCCATGGACCTTCAATTCTTGAATCTTCCTTCATGGCGTAAGCTCTGGCTTCAGCTTGAGTACCTCTTCTCTTCTCAAAGTGAGCACCGGGGATAAGTTTCTTCATCGCAGCAATGGATGAACGTTTCTTCATTTCAATATAACCCTGGAAATGGATATTTCCAGATTCACCTTGTTCTCTTTGATAAACAAGGTACTTCATTGATTCATGAAGAGAGAGAAGAGAGAGAGGATTATTTAGAGTAAAACACCAACAGATAACTTGACGAGCCATATTTTATAAAATGATAAAATATTACAACACATATGGAACATATATATAGACTTAAGTGGTCATGTGAGGGTCACGTGCTGACTCCGCTGATCCTGGCACGGGGGT